CCGGACGGCTCCCGTATGACCATGTGGAAACTGATTCAAAAGAAGCTCATGCCGCCCACACGCCTGATGCGGTACTGTTGCGCCGTCCTTAAAGAAGGGGGAGGCAAGGATCGGTTTATCGCTACGGGTGTTCGCTGGGCGGAATCCACGGCCAGGAAACGCCGCGGCGGTTTAGAGGTATTAACGTCTAAGCTACAAAACAAACTGATCCTATCAAACGATAACGACGAGGATCGCCGATTATTTGAAACGTGCCAACTAAAGGGGAAGCGGGTGGTGAACCCCATCATCGACTGGAAGGACGATGATGTGCTGGATTATGCCGCTGTCGAAAAAATCCCCATGAACCCGCTGTACTGCGAGGGTTTCCACCGGGTGGGCTGCATTGGCTGCCCCATGGCATCCAAAGCCAGAATCATGGAATTTGCCCGCTATCCGAGAATCAAGGCGGCGTATATCCGGGCCTTTGATCGGATGCTGGAAGAGCGGAGGAAACGAGGCCTGCTGAGCCAGTGGCAATCCGGCGTGGATGTGTTCCACTGGTGGATGGAGGACGGCGTTCTGCCGGGGCAGGAAGTATTAGACGGATTTGAGGAGGATGTATGAAAGATCAAGAACTCATAAATGCGCTGCGTGAGCACGCGGAATGGGCGCGGGCAAATGAGTGGGAAACGCCCATCACCCTGGGCGATGATCTGGCGGAAGCCGCTGACCGGATTGAAGCGCAGGCAAAAGAGATTGAGAAGTTGCGGGCGCAGCTGCCCCGGTGGATCCCGGTGGAGGAGCGGCTGCCTGAATATGGCGTCAGAGTTTTGGCAACCGATATGTACGAGGGAGATGATTATACCGGGATCTGGACACGGGAAGAATACGAGGACGAGGCAGACGGCTGCTGGTATGATGATCATGGCTGGTGGCATGCGAGTGATGACGTTACACACTGGATGCCGCTGCCGAAGGCACCGGAGGTGATGAAGAATGAGTAAGGCTATTATGCTGAGCATCCGCCCCAAGTGGGTGGAGAAGATCGCCAGCGGCGAAAAGACGATTGAGGTGCGCAAGACGAGACCAAAACTGGATACGCCGTTCAAGTGCTATATCTATTGCACGCTGCCAAAATATCCGCACGAGGACTTCATCGCGACGAACTATCCAATGCCACAGTTTTACGGCGGCGGCAAGGTCGTCGGCGAGTTCACCTGTGACCGGATTTATGAAATTTGTAAGCGTGGAATACCTGAAAATTTCGATTATTGTTACCTCTCGCTCAACGAATGGGGTAATGACGATATTGAAACCAAAATCAAAGCCATATCCGCGTCGTGTGTTTCAAAAGAAGAACTCAACGCTTATGGGGCCAAAGCACCGCTTCTCTACGGCTGGCACATCTCCGACCTGCTGATCTATGACCAGCCGCGGGAGCTGACGGCGTTTCGGCGCGCATGCAAAAATAGCTGGTATTGCGAGAGCTGTGCCATGTACTGGGAAAACAACGGCACTTGCGGAAACGAGAGCTTGCAGATTCGCCGCCCGCCCCAGAGCTGGTGCTATGTGGAGGAGGGCTGACAATGGCTGAACTAAAACCGTGCCCGTTCTGCGGATATAAGGGCGTAGAGATACTTGCGGATGATAACGAGTATTTGTACTATCGATACTTCTCGCAGTGTCAGAGATGTGGGGCCGGTGCAAAGCGAGGCCACACAAAAGAAGATGCTGTTAAAGAGTGGAACAGGAGGGAGGAAAGAACATGACGAAGCGTTTTTGTGATCTTTGCGGAAAAGAAATACACAAGCTTCAGGACACTTATAGGGTCAGCGTGGAGAACAACGCTGACATTCCCTACGCAAACGACCCGAACATAGTGGATGTGGAGGAAATATGCCCTGTCTGCGCGAATCGTATCCACCAGGCTGTGCAAGACCTGAAACAGGAGGGCTACAATGGCTGAACCTAAAAAGCCTTTTTACCGCGACAAGAAATGGAAACTTGGCGGAAGTTTCGGCTGGTGGCATATACCGTACTGCCCGCATTGCAAGCGGCAGTTGGGGCTGATGGTCGAAGAGCAGAAGGCTGAAAAATGCCCGATGTGCGGCAAACCGTTAGAATGGGATGGTGCTGGAAATGGCTGAATATAAAATCTACTTTAGCGTGGCTGGGGCGTTTGGAGTGAAAGTGGATGGACTGTTTTAACCGTTTGTGCCCGTTTCGGGAAAATACGACAAGCAGTCTCAATAGATGTGAGTGTGTAGCATGTCCCAATAGATGCCCAAAGGATATGACATACAGCACGAGCAATCACACGGTGCAAACAGAATGGAACAGGAGGGTTGAAAATGGATGAATTCATAAGCCGAAAGGCGGCAATCGCTTATATCCGTGAGCAATCGGAAGAATGTCAAAAAGCGTTTGAAGAGCTTGGCGGGGAAAGCGGAATCTACGCAGACGCCTATAACGATTTGGCGGAGGACTTTTACAGCATTCCCGCCGCCGTGGATGCCGTACCGGTGGTGCGGTGCAAGGACTGTAAGCATTTGTGCGTGTGGAACCGAAAAGATATATACGCATTTTGCCCCAAAACAAACATCGTGTTTTTGCCGTTTGAGAAGGACACAAGGACATTCTTTTGCGGCTTCGGTGAGAGAAAGGACGGCGGGGACGGCTGACCGCCAGCCGCCCAACGCAACAAAAGGAGGTAAGCTATGGAGGATCGGGACAAAAAACTGCTGAAAACCTATGCGGAGAACGACATGAGCATGAAAAAGACCGGCGGCGTGGTTTACCTGCACTACAACTCCATCCGCTACCGCTTTCAGCTTATTCAGAGGGAAACCGGGCTGAACCCACGGAATTTTTACGATCTGGAAAAGCTGTTAGCCATGATAGACGCGCAGGGGTCCTGACCACCTGCATCGGTAGATCAAAGGGGAGGGGCACTTCGTAAAGGAGGCCCATTATGAAATACCGATACACCGTCCAGCAGCTCCAAAAAATGGAGCGCTGCCGCTATCTCACAGACCGGGAGCGGCGGGTGTTCAACCTTGTTTGCCGCCGTGGCTGGGCAATCGAGGATGCGGCGGCAGAGCTGTACCTATCCCGCTCCGCTGTGGCCGCCTGCCTTCGTTCCATTCGGAATAAAGCTGGCATATCCCCTCCAAACAAAAAACATCCTTAAACCATGACAAGCGGTGTCCTGTGGTACGGTAACCATAGAGCACCGCTTGTTTTGCGCGCGGAAACAGGGGGTGTATCTTTGAAAAAGGAGGAATTCCCTATGGCTGAATTTGCAAGCAAGGGCATTGCGGGCGCTGGTCTCGGCACCGGCATTGCCGGTCTGTCTCTGGGCGTCCTGAACTCTCTGGGCGGTCTCGGCGGGATCCTGCTGGGCAATCGCGCCGTCCCCTTTGCCGCTGGTATGGCGGCAGAGGCCGGATGCAGCGAGAACCACACGGTCAACCGCTACGAGCTGTCCATGGTGCAGGAGAACGCCAAACTCCGCAGCGACATTGCCCTGCGGGATGCCAACACCTACCAGGACCAGAAGATGCTGGAGATGTACAAGTACATCGACGGCAAGCTGGGCGAGGTGCATGGTGCGCTGGCTTCTCAGGCGGTCAACAATCAGGCCACCAAGGACAGCTTCCAGCTGTTGCAGGAGCGCGTGGACTGCTGCAAGAACGAGCTGTGCGGGGCCATTTCCCGGGAGCGGGACGAGCGGAAGTGCGCTGACAACACCATCGTCACTTACACGAACGCCACCTTTTATCCCAAAATGGTCGCGGACATCACCACCGGCACCGGCACCACGCCCCAGTCCACCTATAACCCCCTCCCCGTCTCCACCTGTGGCCACGGCTGCGGCTGCTAAGAGGCGCAGAGGGAAGAAGAGAGGGGCATAACGCCCCTCTCTCCCGTCATTGGAGGAATCTATGGTAACATTGGATCAGATCAAGCAGGGCGCTGCCCGCTATGTGGATGAGGAATTTACCGGCAAGCTCACCGGCTGGCAGAAATGGGCCGTCGGTGCCGGGGCTGCTATGGCCCTTAACAATCTGGACGCCAGCCTTTCCGCCCTCCGGGAGCATCCCGCCATGAAGGCCCTCGGCGTCTTTGATGAGGCGGGGAACGTAGATATTGACAAGATCTACACCTGCCTGAAAACCGAAGCCGCCAAAGGCCCCGTCACCACCAATATCCCCCTGATTGGGAACGTCACGCTGAATGAAACGGATGTGGACAAGCTCTACACCCTTATCAAGCAGAGTTAGGAGGATCGTATGCACGAGATCAAACACTTGGCCGAAGAGATCCGGGAGGAACTGGACGATGCCGAGAAGTACGCCCGCGAGGCTGCCAAGCACACCGAGGACAGCCCGGAGGACGCCAGCACCTACGCCGACCTCAGCCGTCAGGAGCTGGGCCATGCCAATAAGCTCCACGAAATGGCCGTTCGCCATATCGAAAAAGCGAAGGACGCCGGTCTCCATCCCACGGAGGCCATGCAGGCCGTCTGGAACTGGGAGCATGAACGGATGCTGGACCGCGCCGCCCATGTGAAAACGCTCCTGTCCATGATGTAAAAGCCAAACAAAACACCCCCGCCAGACGGCGAGGGTGTTTTCTTACTTATAGGGGTTCTTGGCGTTGGTGGTACAGATAATGTCCCACAGATCCGCCCGGTTTTCCTGACCAGCAAGGGCCGCGCTGGCCTCCGCCTTGCTGACCCTGCCGTTTCCGTTCGCGTCGGCCCTGTCCTTCATGGAGAAATACTCCTTGGGGGAAAGTCCGGCATCATGTGCCTGCTTTACCTTCTCATAGGCTTTCCCGCTCATTTTCTCGCTGCCGTACTTCTGGTACAGGGCCAGAAATTCCCCGGTGGATACACCGATGTCCCGCTTGGACGTTTTGGCGTTCTCAATCCACTTGGCGCTGGGCTCATACTTGGGGTCCACCTGCTGACGGGCTGTCTCACGCGCATATTTATACACGTTCTGGATGTAGTCCGACTTTTCACTGTCGCTCATGGACTTGTAGGCAGGCAGCTTCACCGCCGCTTCCACCAGCTCCTTCCGCGTCTGCCCCATGGCCTTGGCGTACCGGGTGTATTCCTCGCCGGTCATGGTCCGGGTCTCGCCCCCCACCGTATAGGACTTTTCCGCCGCCGCCGGATAAACAGTGCTGTCTCCGGTGGCCTTTGCCAGCCGCCGGATCTCCTGCGTGGCGGGGCTGTTGTCCTGCGCTTTCAGGAAGCCGGGGGAGAAGAAGGACTGGAACACCCGCTCCGGCGCGGAGCCGTTGGAGACCTCATTGCCCCACATATCCACCATGGGCTGAAGCTGATTCCGTGCGCCGGGGACCTTCTTCGCCGCCCCCTGCAAGAAATAATTCACGTCAGAGGCCACCTGCCCGGAACCCTTTTCCACATAGCTTTTGCGCACCGTATCATCAAATACGGACGCAACCTTGCTTCCGATGGTGGGGATATACTGTCCGGCATAGCTACTGGCCGCCTTGCTGATAAGATATGCCCCCGGATCATCCGCATAACTCCAATAGGAGACCAGATCATTCAGGGCGGACAGCATGGAGGTTTCCCAAATAACGCTGCCAATATTCTTAGTGGCATCTACAAGAGAAACAAATGTCCCGCCGCCCTTCTGAACGGATTTCATGGTGGCAGCGCCCGCGAACAGGGGCATTGCCACAGGAAGCGCCCAGTCCAATGTATAGGACTTGTCCCCGATCTGGATGGCATAATCCTGTCCGCCCATGGCCTTTTCAAAGGCCTCCTCCTTGTCATCGTCACCGGCCCGGATGTGGAGCAGCCCCTCCGCCGCCAGATAAGCGCCCAGCGCGAAAATGCCGGTTCCGGTGAGGCCGGATGCAAGGGAATCCACGGCGTCCGCCGCCGTGCAGTTACCTCTCCGCACATCCCACAGAGCTTCCTTCACACTCTTTACAATGCCAACAGGGCTGTAATCAAGACCCGTGGTCAGGATATTGGCCGGGGTCTTGCGGAAGGGGAGAAGCGCATCGGTGACAAAACTTATACCGCGCTCAACAATATTGTCACTCGCATCATACCGGCCGCGCTTGGACAGCGCCTCAGAAAGCGCCGTGGTGTTGCGGTAGGTAGCCTTCTGCGCTTCCTCAATGGCGTAGGTTCGTGCCGCCTCTACGTCTGCGGTTCTGGTGCCTGCGTGGGCTTCTGCCGCCGTCACGCCTTTGGCGTGCAGCGCTTGGGCGAAGCTGTCCACGTAGGCCGCACGGTTAAAGATCACGTCCTCATAGTCAAGGGCGCGGCTGTTCAGGTCTCCGATGCCCTGCACGGCACGGGAGAGAACGTCCTCCCCCTTGAACATTTTCCGCTTGCGCTGGATCTCCCGCTCAATGCCTGCCGCCGTGGCGTCGGAATACTTCCCGCTGCCCATGGCCGCGCTCTGGTCTGTCTCATACTGGTCCTTGGCAAAGGCTTTCAGATCCTTGTCAACATTCACGGCCTTTGTCCGCTGAGAGGGTTCCTTGATGACTGCCCGCTCGATTGCGGTTCCGATGCCGTTCTTGATCTTCCGTGCACCCATCTGAATGGCGTTGCCCATGATGTTGCGGATGTGGGTGGTGGGGTTGGTCAGCATGGAGGTGTACCGCCAGAAATTGGCCTTCTCCCGGAACGTACTGGGGATCTGGTCCGCGATGGAGGTGGTGATGGCGTCCCACGCCGCCGCCCGCTCCGCGTCCGTCTCTGCCATCAGGTAGTTGGTGGCCAGCTCGTCAGAGAGGGTAAAACCCGTTACCTTGTCGATGTAGTCCACCCGTGCGCTTTCCAAGTCTCCGCTGTTGGTGGTACTCTGCCGGGGTGCCCGGTTCTGCCGTGCCGCCCGGTCATTCATTTTGTCTACCAGCCGCCGCAGCGTCAGCAGACGGCCCTCCGGTGTCAACCGGTTCATCAGGTTCATGGCCTGCACCATCTGTGCGCTGTCATGGGCAGCGTCCGCAATGGCTGTTGCCAGCTCAAAGGCGGCCTTGTGGTCTCCTTCGGAAATGGCGAGGTTGTAGGCGCTGATGGCCTCGGCGGTGTCCGCCTTGGTGATCCGCTGTCCAAGCTCCGCCTTGGCAATGAAGCTGTTCGCCACCTCGCGCCAACCGTCCCGCGCGATCTTGGCCTGCGCCTGCTGTACGGCGCTCCGATCCGTCACCACGTCATAGTCGAACGCGCCGCCGGCAATAGCGTTTTCATACACGGTTGCCATCTCTGGGGAGGTCAGGGGGCTGTTCAGAATGGTGGAGACCGTTTTCTCCACATTCCGCCCGGTGTCAGGGTTCACAACGGGAACCTCAGAGGGTGCCCGCCGCTGTTCTGCCTGGATACGCTGGGCGCTGTTGGGATTCACCGGGTAAAACTCATCACTCTTGGCCTGCATGGTGTCAAAGGGCGTGTTCACCGCACCCGCCACGGCGTCACCCGGCGTGTCGAAAGCATCCACATCCTCTAAGCCACGGCCCCGCACCTGCTCACCCGCGCCCAAAATGCTCTGCTTGGCGGTGAGATACCCGCTGTTGGGTCCCACCTGTTCGCCGGCCATGGTAGTGTAGCCGTGGGAGAGCATATCGTCCAGAATCAGCTCCACCCGCTTGGCCGCCACCACGTTCTCCTGCCCGTGGTCCGTTACAATGCGTTCCGCCGCGTCAATGATGGCGTCACGGGAGAGACCGGTTTCGTCCATGGCTTGCCGCAGGTGAGGCGAGGTCTGCGCCGCTTGCTGTACCGCGTTGCCCTCCATGGTACGCTCATAACGGCGGCTCATGGGCTGCTGGAGGGAGAGGTCCGCATCTGCGATCAGGGCGTTGGCCGCTTCCTGATAATAGCGATGCAGCTCCGGGTGGTCGAACTGGAAGGCGTTCACGTCTCTGCCGCCAACCGTCTCCATTCGCCGCCGGTCGATGTGCTGCTCCGGGTCGATCTGGAACACCTTGCCGGTGGCGTCCATGCCCACGGTGCCCTCCTCATTGGCCCGGAAAACGGCGACCTGCTGGGCCTCCGTCATGGTATTCAGGTCCGCCCGCTTCCTCCCAAACAGAACCTCGGAAAGAATGTCCCGGCTTCCCCCGTTCTTGACAATTTCCGCCCCCTGTGCTATGCTATCATTAGCATTGAGGGGACGCGTACCCTCAACAGGAGTTGTCTCCACCACACTTGCGGTAGGTGCTGGACCTACGTCGGCATTTGTAACAGGAGACAACTCCATTTTATTTAGCTTGTGGGTCCTGTAGTTGTTAGTATTTGGGAATACCTCTACATCAAAAGAGGCGATATACTGGTTCCCGTCGATCGTAACAGGCGTTTCAAAATAATCGAAACGAACGGTCAGCTTCTTTTTATCGCCATGGGGGACGTATTCGCCGCTGCCGACATAGTTCCCGTTCTGTACAATTTCGGTCAAATCCCCCAACACCGCCAACTTTTCGGCTGTTAAATTGGGGTCGCTGATGACTTTTCCCGGAACGGTGTTGTTGATGTCCACCGCGTAGGGCTGTCCGCCGAAAAAGGTCCCCTCTACAACAACGCCCTTTGCGGGCTTGAAGATGCTCTTGTAGACGTTCTTCAGCGTACTCTTAAAGCTCTGTCCCGGAAGGGAAGATTCCAGTCCCCGCGCCCCGGCAATACTGTTCTGCGCTCGGGTCAAGGCTTCGCTGCTCACCTGCACCGGCGCTGTGTTCTGCCGCTGGGTCTGGGTAGGCACTTCGCCCGTGTAAGGCTTCTTGATGATAGTCGCCTGACCAACCCGAATATTCTCCGCCGTCTCCACACCGGGGGCGGCGTTTTGCGCGCCCTCTGCGGCGTTTGTGGGTGCAGGGGTATAAGTATCCTCCCGCACCTCCGGGCGCGTCTTCTGCGTGGGCTGTGCGTCCGCCTGGCCGTTTCCACGCTGTCTGATGACGTCAACACCTGCGCCGATGCCGCCCATGGCCGCGCCCACCGCCGCGTCATACAGTGCCTCACTCAGATCAAACCGGGCAGAGGGGTCATAGGTGGCCCGCTGCAAAACGGGCTGGAAAATATCCTCGATAAATTCCTCACCGCCCTCGGAGATCATGGAGAGGGCCACGCGGCCCGCCGCGCTGTTGTTCAGCTTGGAAAGCGCGCCGCTGACGGCGTTGTCCAGAACACCGCTGCCGAACGCCTTCTTGAAGGGGCTTGCCACGTTGCTGATCTTCTCCGTGGCAAGGCTCAGCGCACCGCTGCCCAGTCCGTAGGCAAGCTGTTGGTTGTAGTTGGCCCCGGCCTGTCTGGCCCGTTGGGCGCTGCTCCCGGCGGAACGGGCCGTCATCAGAGCGAGACCGGATCCGGGGATCACGGCGCTGGCCGCAACATCCCCCGCCATCTGTACGCCCTGCACGCCCAGATCCACGGCGAACTGACCCACCGGCCCCAGCCCTTTCTTGGCCTGTGCCACGTCCGCAGCAGAGCTTTGAGACAGGCGGTCCGCCTTCTGATACGCCTTGTCCGCCACCGCCTTGTCGGACCGCTCCACCGCCTTGGTGTAGCCATCATGGGCCGCGATGCGGCGTTTTGCCGCCGCAAGGTAGCTCTGCACCTGCTTCACGTCCGCCGCCGTCATGGCCTTGCCGTTGGCCCACTTCACGTCCCGGAGCATCTTTTCATACCGCTTTACCGCGTCATGGTCGCTTTGAAGGGAATCCCCGGCGTTCTGGTTGGCGATCCGGGTGTTCAGCTTCCCGGCCCCCTCTGCCAGCACACCGCCCAGATTCGTAAAGGAGGAACCGGCGGACTTCGTTGCGCCGGTCACAATGTTTTTGACGCGGCTGGACGCATTGTTTTTGACGCGGGTGGGGTCTGCCACAAAGCCCTGCTGCTTCCCTGCGTCCGTGGTGGTTTTCTGCGTTGTAGCGGGCTTGGGAACAGAAGATTTCCGTTTCCCATAAGCCACTAAATCGGGCATTTGCGTTGCATTTTTCTGGGGGGATGTGGAACTTCCGGCGGTAGACTTTACTGATTTGTTTTTTCCATAAGCCACCAAATCGGGCATTTGAACTGCCATAGCACGCTCCTTATTTGAACATATTGGAAATTTCCTGCTGCTGTGCGGCGCTCAGACTATTCCAGTGACTTTTCAGGATGTTTTGTGCCCGCTGATAGCCGCCGCGATTCATATAATCAGAAATCGTCCGTTTCAATTCGTCGTAGCCCATAGAGTAACCGCTCTTCTGGCCCTTACTATACTTCGCCCATGCTTTGTCAGCCGTCAGGCCGCCGGCCGCCTTCTTGGAGTTGGTGCCCCACTTGCCGTCAGCGGTCACGCCGTAGTATTTCTGGAGCTGCTTCACCTGCTCGTTGGTCAGAGAGCCGTTGGAATAGCTGCTTTTGCCGCTGCGCTTGCTGCCGGTTTTGGCAGTGCCGGTTGTACCCGCCTTCAGCTTGCCGGTGCCGTACAGGGCATCATAAGACCCCTGACCGTAATAGTAATCAAAGGCAGAGATCACGTCATCCGTCACGATGCCGTTTTTCAGGGCGGACTGTACCTGACTGGCCGTTAAAATGGGCTTTGCGGTAGTCGTGGCGGCCGCTGCCGCCGTCTGCTTCACCGCCTGATTCTGCTGCCGCACGTATTCTTCATACAGGGCATTTGCCAGTTCTGCGTTTCCAGTGGCCTGCGCCTCGGCAATGGCGTTCTGGTACTCCGTGTCCAGCTGGCTTCGCTGGAGGTCGATTGCCGCCGTCTTTTCCGCCTGCTCCCGGTCGATCTGGGAGAGGTTCTGTTGGAGCACAACGTCCTGTGCCAGTGCCGCCTGTCCGGTGGTGCCGGTGTTCAGGCCGTTAGCCACCGCCATCTCCTGAAATGCGCCCCGGCTCAGGGCGTTCTGGTTGGCCGCGCTGTTCCGGGCAATGTCGTACACCGGCGCGATCTGCGCACGGCTGGCATCCAGTGTAAAGGTGTTCTTCTCATAGGCGGATTTCAGCGCTGCCAGTTCCGCCGCCACCTTCTGGGCGTACAGTTCTTTCAAATAGTTGCTGCCGTCCCCGATGTCATAGCTGGTTCCGATCTGACTGGTGGAATAGTTCCTGGTGGGGGTGCTGCCTGCCGCAATGTCCGTCACCCGCTGCTGACCGCCTGCCTGTGCGCCGCCGTTTGCGGCCAGATAATCCCCAAAGGACTGGACATTGCCGCTTTCCTGTGCGGTGGGGGAGGTGTCTGTGCCCATAAGATAGCGGTAATAGTCCAGTTCTGCGCTCTCCGGGCTGGTGGAAAGTCCCAGCTGTTTCCGGCGGTCATTCACGGCAGACAAGGCGCCGTTGTCTGTCACATAGCCGTTCTTGTCGATGGTGTAGCCGTACCCGGCCCGGATGGCGTTTGCTGCTTGGTTTGCCTGATCCCCGGTGATCTCACCACGCTGGAGCTGCCCACGGATGGCCGAAATTTTCGCCCGGTCTAAAGCGGTCAGAATTTCATTATCCGTCCACGCACCGCTTTTGCTGTAGCTGCCGTTCCCCGCGTTGATGTCCTGATGGGGGGTGTAGTCCGCCACACCCTTCACGGCCTTGTAGGCATAGCCGTTGTCATCATAAAACACGGTATAGCCGTTGGACACCTGCGCCTTACCAGCCAAATCCGTGCGGCGGCTCATGTCCGCGCCTACCTGATAGGTCACACCGCCCCGCTTGTAGTTTTTCACCTCGGAATTGCTGGTTGGCATCCCGTAAATGCCGCCGCCGTTGTTCTCGCGGGTGTATTCCACACCCTTGTAGCTGCCCTTGGAACTGCCGCCGGAGGAACCGCCGTAGGTCTGTGTGTATGTCTTATTGGAGCCGATCATATTCGGCTCCTTGCCGCCGTACTTATCATTGATCTTGTTCTGCCGCTCTTGACGCAGCTGTGCCCGCTCGGAGGCCGATAGATCCGTTCGCTGAAGCTCTTTGGAATAGTCCTTGTTCTTGTCGTAATAGCCTGCCATACATGGTCCTCCTTATCCGTTCCAATCCGAGCGGGTTTCCCGGACGTCGATATGCGTGAAGCTGCCATAAATCCCCACGCCGCCCCAGTCCGGCATCAGCGTCCGGGCATAAGCCGCCACCGCTGCCGGTGTCTGCCCTTTCACGGAAATGTCCGCCGCCGTGCCATAGCAGTGCTGGCTGTGGGCCACGCCGCCCACCTTGGTATTGTACTGCGGCGTCCGATATCCGCTGTTGATGGTCACAGCCGTGCCGAAATGATCCCGGATGGTCTGCAAGACCATCACCAGCCGGGGCGCTACCAGTACGGCATCGCTGCCGTCCTTGCAGGCAAACTCGCTGACCTTGAAATTGCCGGACAGCTTCTTGCCGCCGTCCTTCGCCTTGGAATAGGCGTTGATCTCTACCATAGGTTTCTCTCCTTCCGGCTCAAATGCGTCTCCGCCCTTGTATTTCCACACAAGGAAGAACGGGATCACCCGTCCGTCCCCGGTAAAGCCCTTGCCTGCCGAATCCATGAAACAGGTAGACCCGCCGCCGTCCATCATAATGGCGTTGTCCCAGCCGGACGCGGCCAGCAGGTCACGGAGCTGTTCCGGCGACCGCCGGTTCTTGCTCACGTAGTAAGCGAACCGTCCATTCTTGGTGCCGATAGCCGTTCGTGGCGCACGGTAGCGCATATCCGCTCCGCAGTGGATTGGGCTGATCTTTTCCTCGCCGATAATAAGGTGGACACACTCCATGTAATTCCGGTCCCCATTGGGCACGGTTTTCACGCCGAAGTCCGCCGGGGTGTCCCAGCTGATGCCCCACGCCCGGTAATTGGGGGCCTTGTAGACCTTGCCGTCCGATTTCAGGTGGCAGGCCGGGGTCTGGTTCCGCAGGAAAATGGAACCATTGCAGATAGCGTCCCCGCCCGCCTCCGCCAGCATCTTCTTCAGGTTGGCCGTGGTGGAGCGGAGACGCTTCCGGTTGAAATAGATCTTCAAAAATTGGAGGTCGGAGAGCGGGACAGTGCCCGCTTTCGTACTCATGTGTGAGCCTCCGTATTCTGTTTCCCCTGATCGCTGGCCTGACGGATGGCATCCAGCATATTCTTCACAAAGGCCGGGTAGGGAACGCCCATAATGGCGGTATTCTCCAAAATCGACAGGCCCTCATTGGCAATGAAGAACATACACACAGCGTCCCGTACAAAATCGCTGGATGTGGCCTGATCCAGTAATGCCCCCATCCATACCAGCGCCAGCATGACGCACTTCTTCGCCAGCCCCTTGAACCCGGCGTCGGAACTCAGCGCCCCGGTGCTGCTCTTCCCGGACTTGTGCCAGATAGCCGCCACCATCCATCCGGTGGCGTAGTCCAGCACCATAAAACAAATCAGCACTTTCAGCGCCATGTCCCATCCCCCCAGTGCCTGTGCAATCACGGAGCCGGTCGCAGCCAGCACCGCCAACACCGTGTTTTTGATGTGTAAAGCGTTCATAGTGTCCCTCCTTTGTATAATTCCGACTTTGTTTCGTGCAGGTTAAAATTCAGGCCACCGTCTCTCGCAGATAGGGCAGACCTGCCGCCCCTCCGGGATAATAGCCCCACAGCAGATGCAAGTGTTATTCATACGCTTCTCCTACAATTTCCGCGTAATCCTCAGCGGTCAACACGCCTTTCTTCACGGCGTTCTTGACCATGGCCTTTGTCCATAGCCTTTGTCCGTACCACTTCGTGATTTTCTCTTTCATGGATTATCCCTCGCTTCCCATTAGAGTGTCAGTCATTAGAGCTGTGTATGCCACTTGGGCCTCGATGCGGTCAATCTGGGTGGGAGCTGGTTCCGGCTCACCGTTATCCTCAACGGTGTACTCGCCATTGTAGGCTTCCGTCTTGGCAATTTTTTCGTTGGCCTCGCTCCATCCCAGCGTGACAGCGGAGAAAACCTGCTCAATCTTCGGCTCATCCTCCGTGCCGTGGTTGACCTCGGCGCAGAGCTGATATTTGATAACTTTCATGGTCCTTTCTCCTTAGTCCGTAGTTTTGGCGTATTTAATCAAAGCATGGACATTTGTGTCCGTCAAAGATTCTGAATAGTTCCATATCATAACGCTATTCCCGCCGGTACCTGTTATTGCATACCTTACGCCATTTGCATCATAATAGGGCAAAGTAGTCCCCCGCCGTGAAGAATAGGCAGTAACTGAAACTATACTATCTGCATCAGGCGAAAATACAAGGTCTTTGTGCGTTCCTTGTGCTGGAATCGTCCCGCAATCAAACAGCTTGACGTACACCGGCTTTCCGAGGTACCGCTCCGTGGTTCGGTACTCAATACCAAGCTCCATCGGAGGGTTAGTATGCTCCCAATCGCCCCATACATTCAGACGCTTTTCGCGCGCTCCATATACCTCTCCACTCACATAAGCCGCAAGTTGTAAAGCCGTTGCTGAATCATAGTTTAAGTGAATAATATAGTGCCACCCGCCATAAAGCACATTCCTAACTGCACGATAGAATCCCGTAGCGGTAATCAGATTTGCGTCTGCAAAGCCTTCGCTGTTTTCGGGGGCATCTACAAGCACACCTCCCAGCCCAAACCCGCCGGGGGCTGCGTCGATATTTCCCCTCGCCTGGGTTTTCTGCGCGTCCGTCAGGCTCTGCGGCGCGTCGTAGCGGACGGAACTGTTCCACGCGGTTTTCTGCTCCTCAGTCACATGAATATCGCCGTTGGCAATATGCCCTGGAACGTCTTTAAGCGCTGTGTTGAACGCCGTCTCCGTGCCGGAATACCCTGCTTCCGTGGCGGTCTGGTACGCGCTCTTGCCGTCCGAGCCCTTCACACCTGCGGGACCTTGGGGACCCTCCGGGCCAATGGCGCCCTGCGCACCCTGTACGCCCTGAATGCCCTGCTCACCCTGCGGACCCTGTGCGCCAGTATCGCCCTTCGGGCCTTGCACACCTTGCTTGCCTTCCGGCCCCTGCGGGCCTTCCGGGCCTTGCAACTTGCCGACGCTGGCCCAGTCGTTTTCGATCTCAGCCCAAATGTAGCACTCCCGGTCTGCGTCCACCATATACATCTTGTCGTTTCCGGCGGGGATGGCGTTCCGCAGCGCCGCAAGAGTGGGGTAAATATCCTCAATGTAAAGGCTGGTTCCGTCCTTTCCGGGAGCGCCTGCTGGGCCCTGCGCACCAGTGGGGCCCTGTGCGCCTGCGGGTCCTTGGGGACCTGCGGGGCCCTGAATGCCCTGTGCGCCCTGGTCTCCCTTGGGACCCTGCGCACCGGCCACGCCCTGAATCCCCTGCGGGCCTCTTGCGCCCTGTGCACCCTGCTCGCCCTGTACGCCCTGCGGGCCTTGGGGGCCTCGCACGTTTACGCTCTGGGGCGGGGACGTTACATTTTGCAGGGAGAAGGACATGACGCCGTCAATGTCCACACTGGGGACGATGGCGGGTCCCACCGGGCCTTGTGCGCCGGTTGCCCCGGTTTCGCCGGTGTCGCCCTTGTCGCCTTTTTCGCCCTTGTCACCCTTTACGCCGGTCACCACGGTCACGCCGTTCTGGTCCGTCACAGTGCCGTTAATAAACTGCATCCGGCTCCGCTGGGGGAGGGTCTGTCCGTCCGGGCCAATAATCAGGTGGCCGGAAGAACCGGTTGCCTGCCAGGTTTTGCCATCCGTGCTGACCTCCAGCACCTTATCGCTGTTCAGACGGATATACTTGAATCCGGCCTCGTTCTGCGGCAGCAGCACCGCCGTTTCCACGCCCAGATTTTCCAGCGCCGGGATCAGGGTCTCGTTCATGTAGGTCTGAATAGCCTTTCCGCCCTCGTCGAACTTGTTCTTCAGCTCGGCAGAGGTCATGCCGCCTACGTCATTAGGCTCATCGTCCAGCGCCGCAATGATCGCCATGTTTTTGTTGAATTTTTCAATCGCCACAGGTTACACCTCCGTTTTCGGCACTTCGCCGGTCTCGTTGATTTTTCGCTGCAACTGGCCGTATCCGGCCCCGCCCCGAATGGGGACGGTTTCTGCCTCGGTAACAGGCTGTTCGCCCTCTGCCCCCGGCTGCCCCCCCATCATGGCACGTTCCTGCTGCTGGAGGGCTTGGATCAGCGCCTCCTTGTCGGTGATCTGTCCGGCAGGCAGACGTTTCAGGTATTCCACCGTGGAAATCTTGCCCTGCATCAGCAGGTTATCAAGGGTCTGCATAGCGGCAATCTCGCTCCAGTAGGAAGCCGCGCCCGCGTCCAGTCCGATGGTGAAGGGGATCCCCTTCAGGATGGAGAAATCAAATGGAACCACCAATTTACTGGTGTCATAGGGGTTGGAGATCTCCACATACCGTTCTCCGTAGTATTCGCCCATGAACTCCATGTAGATGCGGCCCAGGTCCTCAATGCTCTGCAAGAGGTTCTGCTTCGTCAGCTCCATGGGCGTTGCCGCCGCCCGCTGCAAGGCGATAATGGCGGAAGTGTTGTCCGGCCTGGTATCGCCCAGCGCCACGTCCGACGCGCCGAGGAACTTCTGCGTGTAGCTGATGGCAATGTCGATAAACTGGCTGATCTGGGGGGAGATGCTGGCGGGGTCAATGATCTTCGCCACGCCCTCCACACTGCCGTTTACCGGAATAGCCCCGCCGATCTTGTTCGTCCACTTGGCTACCTTGGTGGAATCGTATACCACCTTCGGATAGGCCAGCGTCATCAGCGAGATCATGGACATGGCGAACAGCTTATTGACAAAGATCTGGTTGGGCAGCAGGCCGGTAATCATGGCCTGTCCGTGATAGCAGTCCTGCACATAGTCCCAGTTCATCCACGTCAGGGGGTACAGCTTAATGCCGAGATCCAGATCGCCCCGAATCTCCGCCTGCCGGGTACACTCATAGGCGTGGACGGTGCCAGTCTCGTCATCTTTCCACAGCCGGAGCAGCACCGTCACCTTGTTGCCGCTGCCGCTCATGGAATCCATGTAGTTGTTGCCGCAGTCCTTGTTGTCCGGCTGGATCTCGTCCGGATCCTTGCCGTACCGCTTGGCCCGCTTCCGGGCCTCACTCAGCAGCATCCGCCGCTCCAGAATGATGTAGGGCTGGCTCTGCACGTCCCGGTTGTTGGGGTTGCCGAACAAAACCTGCGTGTTCATCAGAACTTCCGTGCGGATGGCGCCCTTGCTGGCCTGCCCGGTCTCCGCCGTATCGTCCCAGTAGGTATACATGCAGCCGTCACCGTCCACGGCGGCGTTTCGGGTATACTCCCGGATGCGCCCGCCGATACTGTTGTGCTCGAAGATTGACGCGAACTGATCGTTGAGAATGTCGGCCACCAGCTCCAAGGTCTGCGTGTTCCGCTCCCCGCTGGAGGACATGGCCCGCGCCCACAGCTTCAGATTGTCCGTGGAGATATTTGACACGGAGAACAGCACCGCCCGCTTCAAAAAGTTAAATACGGGGGTGGGGAGGCCGTTGCTCTGCACGCCCTCCCACTGCTTGCCTATGAAGAAATTTTCGTTAGTCTCCACGCAATCATAGAGGTCAATACCGCTGTTGAAGCTGATGCCTGCGTTGTATTCCTTTCCGACCCGTTCTGGGGTCATCGTCTGTTTGCTCATGGGTTCACCCCTTTATTTCACATTTCCGGTATAGCGGAGCTGCACATCCGTCTCCAGAACCGTTGCGGTAGACGATGCCGATTTGCTCTTGAATACCAGCTTGTAGAAGGTGGCCTTCTTCACCTTCATCTTCACCCGCCGTACCTGCGGCTTCCGGTTGGTGCCGAAGGACCAGTGCGCAAAGTCCGCATGGGTAAAGGTGGTCAGGCCGGAGGACACGATTTTCTCCGGGTAGTCGCTGCGGCGGTTGGTCTCCACCGTTACATGCACCCGCGCGTTGCTCTCCGGCTGGATCGCCACGAAGATCAGTGGGCTGTATTTCAGCACCCAGTCCCGGTCAAAGTCCATGGAGCCGGTGGCGGCGTAAGCGTCAATGTCCTTGCCGTCGTCGTTCCGGTACTGCCGTGAAAGATGCACCACGCCGCCATCAGGCCGGAATCCGTAGGTTTCCAGCCCCACCTCCACCATGGCCCGGAAGCTCAATCCGGTGTAGAGATACCATGCGTCCGCGCCGTAGTTCAGGATCAGCGCCTTGTCTCCGTACATCCACCAGTATTCCTGCGCCGATTTCCGGTTGAAGGTCCGGGTCTCTGCCATATCAAAGCCTTGCAGCGTCACCTCTACCCGGTTGCTGATCCGTTCCGCGTTCCGCTCGTCAAAGGTGATATTCCCGCTGGTGGACACGCTCCGCCACCGGTACACCGCCTGATCGTCCAGCGTCAGGGGGTTGTTCTCCAGAATGTCCACCTGTCCCGGAGCCTTATTGCCGAACTGCCGGTTGACGGGGGTCACGTAAAACGCCGCCGTGGTGACGTCCGTAGCCGTTACCAGCGTGGAATAGCTCATGGAGTAGGTGGCGTCCTGCTTGAATACCACCAGCCGTGCGTAATGACGCACCATGCCGGTGATGGGCGTATTGGCCTCGCCAACCTCCGCCTCGTACAGATCCGGGAAGTATTCCGCCGAAGGCTTACCTGTGGCGGAATCAATACCGGAGTAGATGGTCTTGTTGGTGCCGTCTCCGTAGAGAAACACGCGGCTGTCCGTCTGGCCGTTGTAAAGCTCTGAGAAGCGCATCCCCGTTACCTGTGCCCGTTCTCCGTTGCCGCTGCGGTAGATCAGTTCCAGTGTGTTGGTTCCAGCAGCGGGGGCAGGAGTAATGGTAAAGGTCCGCGCCGTCAGGTCGGGGGTGTAGGTCTGCGCCGTGTCCCCGATCTTCACGGAGATGATCTCATCCACCGTCTTTTCCGGGATGTGGAAAACCGTCTCCTTGCCGTCGGGGGAATACAGCACCTTCCGCTTGCCCGTTAGCCGGTTCACGTTTTCCAGCAAAAAACCGCCGCCCGCAGGCGTAGTGGCGTTCATCACCGTGGGAATATAACCCTCCACTGCCGTAAAGCTGCTATTATCCTTGCCGTCCCAGCTCATGTATTCATGGCCATTCAGCAGGTAAACCTTGTTGGAAAAGCCGAAGAACGAAGTCTGTGCCTGCGTGCACTGGCCCACGACCTTGGTTGTTGCCGCCGCCGGGTCCAGAGAGAAGATCAGACCGCCGAAGGCGGCAAGGGTCCGCTGCTTGCTGTCTACCACGCCCTCCCACGCGCCGGAGAAAACCGGGTTTGCTGTGGGGGCCGTGTGGCCGCTCTCCGCGCACCATGCGTCCCATGCCGTTTTCAGGTTCAGGACCGTCTTTGTGCCGGGGCGGATCTGTAAATGTTTCTCCCGCGTCACACGGAAGTTCCGCATCTTGCTCATTTCGCCGTTCTTGATCTTGGTATCCCCGTCCGGGTTCTCGTTCAGGCCCAAAAACTGGCGGATCTTCAACACCTGAATATCGTTGCTGGATGTGATTTGAGCCATCGTCCGGGCCTCCTTTATCCGTAGGATAAATAATCGGCGGTCATCTCCCCGCCCGTCATCACGTCATCGTAGTCCTCGCCCTCGTCAAAATCGTCCACGATCTTCTCCACGGTTTTCTGAGCGCCCAAAACGCGGGTGACACAGAAATACCGGGCAGCGTCGCAGATATGGGTGATCTCATGGGGTTCCGTGGCGCAGTCCGAGGGGTTTTTCTCGTCATGCTGGACGGAGGGCAGGTTGCGGATCAGGCCCACACAGTTTTCCGTCACCAGCAGTCCGGGCCGGTCCGTGTCGCTTTTCATGGGCTTCAGCAGCTCCTTGACGGCCATCCATCCCTGAACGCGGTTGTTGCTGGCTTTCAGCAGCCCCAACCCGTTCTGCGCGAAGATCTCCGCCATGCTCCGCCCGCTGTCCTTCTGCCGGTTCCACATATCCGGCGGGGCAATGGTGAACTCAATGTGTTCTTCCGGTGGGGTCAGGGCATTTGCCAGCTTTGCCGCCTCGCTGACGATCAAGCCGCTTTGCTGTACCTCCCGGTACACATAGGCCCGCCCCTCAAAGTCCACCGCCACCCAAAGGCAGGCGAACATATCAAGGCCGTAGTCGAACGCCCGGTATTTCTTCCACTCACGAGGCACCCGAACAAAGGGTGCGATCACATGGGTCTCCCGCCGAAACTCCGGGAAGAACGTGCCTGCCATGGCGTTCCAGTCACCGTAACGCCACGCTCGTCGTACATCCTCCGGCAGCAGGTCCAGCATTTGCTTGTACTCCGGGGACGCCTCCAAAAGCTGGGGGTTATCGTCCACCGTGGCGGGGATGAAGGTGTAATCCTTGGCCTTTTCCCCCTCTCGGTATTCCCGATCCACGAACAGCCGCTTTACCCACAAGTGCCCGATACCACCGGGGTTGCAGGTCAGGTACATCCGCCGGGGGAACTTGGTCGCGCCACGCAAACACGCGCCCAGTGTGCGGAACTGGGATTCCGAGAACTGAGTGGCCTCCTCCATGAAGATCCAGTCAAACTCAAGGCCCTGATATTCCTGATCGTCCCCCGCACCGTAGTGCCCGAACTTGATAATGCTGCCGTTGCAGAAGAACATCATGCGCATACTGCCGTTGTAACTGCCCACCTCCGGCGGGATCAGCTTTTGCATGGGCAGGATGATGTTCTGTTCCAATTCCGGGTACTCCCGGCGAACGATCAGGATCTTGATGCCGGGGTAGGTGAGCGCGCCGCCTGCCGCCTTCCGCAGCAGAACGTGTGTCTTGCCGCCGCCTCTGGCGCCGCCGTAAGCCGTGTATCGGCTCCGAGACTGGCAGAACTGCTTCTGTTTGGGGTTCAGCGTCCCCAAATCCACTTGTACCGTTCCGCCTGCTGTCTGTTTATATCGAGGCATAATCGCTCCTTATATCTGGCGGACGAGCCGGGTTCATGCGCCCGCTCCGTCCATATATGGGGGAAGGGGCCGAAGCCCCCTCCCATGAGATCACTCGTAGTCCTTAGTGCCCTCGATGCCCACGCAGCCGTCCTTGGTGCCAACAGCCCGCATGGTCTGACCAGCGGTCAAAGTCACAGCGGCGGTGTAGACCTTGGCGGTGGTGGAATACCGGGGGTTGGTACCGTCGGTGGTGTACTTGAACACCACACCGGACACGGCGGTAATGCTGACAGCATGGCCGGTAATAGACATCACGGGTGCTGCCAGAATAGCGGCATTGCCGCAGACAGCCACGCCGTCGCCCTTGGCCCCCAGTACGAAGCTGTCATAGTAGGTCACGCCCTGCACCACGGGGCCGGAATAGCCCTTCACCTTGGGCAAAATGTCGTATTGCGCCAGCTTCACGGGGTCCACGGTGCTGCCCTTCCACTTGATGAAGAAGTACACACCGGTGGGCATATAGCGGTCGGGGATGTTCTTCACCCGGCAGCCGTCGAACTGGCCCACCACGCCTCTGGTCAGGGTCTCTTTGGCAAGGCTTTCGGTGCCCAGCCAGGCGGGATCCTGTTTCAGCAGCTTGTAATAGCTGGTGGCAATGTACAGGGTGCGGTTCTCCATGGGCACCAGGGCGTTGGTCATATCGGCGTTCAGGTCGATAATCAGGCCGCCGATGGTGCTCTTGGTGGGGGCGGTTGTCTCCTGACGCTGGATATTAGCGCCCATCACCCACTTCTTGATGCGGTGGCGGTCCATGTTGGGGGTGGTCCGCTGCTCCAGCTGACGCCGCAGGGCGCGGGAAGCGGATTTCTCAATGGCCTGATCCGTCTGATCCACCGCGTCGATGGTGAAGGAGAAGGCGGGCTTCTGCTCGCAGGTCATCTCCTGCTGGGTGTCGCCCAGGTCATAGGTGGTGCCGAATCGGTTGTCGCCGGTGTTGGTGTACTCGGTCTCCGGCACAGTGTCCACGCTGCCAACGACAATGGTCTTGCTGTTGGGGCCGGTCCAGGTGTATGCCTTACCGGCATCGTCGTCGGTGATAGAAGGCTTAGAGAAAGCCTCCGCGATCTTGGTTGCGTATTTAACAGCGTAATTGATAGCCATGGTTCAAAACCTCTCTTTCGTCGGTCTCCCCGGCGATGCAAAGGCTTAGTCCCCCCAGCCCTCCAGGAACGGGTCCTTAGACTTCAGCCCATCACCGGCGCTTCTCATGCTGCCGGTGGAGCGCTCCGCGTTCCGCTGGTTCTGCTGTACGGAGGCGGTCTCCCGCTTGGCGTCTGCCGCGTCCTGCCGCGCCTGCTGCACGGCGTACCGGGCGTAGGCGGCTACCAGAGAAGAGCCGTTCCGCACGTCTGCCCAAACTTGAGGCGGGATGCTGTTGGGATCCTTTGCTGCCTCTGGGAATGTCTGTTGAAATTCCTGAATGTCCGCCTGTCGGCGGCTTGCCGCCTCGGCCTCGGCCCGCTGGGCCTGCTCCGTAGCGTCCTGCTGGGCCTGCCGCTCCGCTTCTGCGGCGGCCACAACGGCCTCCCGGTCCTCAAGCTCCACGGAGCGCCGCGCGTCCGCTTCACTCAGGCCCTCGGCCTGCTTTGCCTGCGCCCGGAGCATGGAAATGTAGTCCTTGGTGTTCAACCCCTGCTGGTTCGCGAAGCGGTTGACCATCTCCATCACAGGCTTAAACTCGTCATACTGGCTGCGGATGCGGTCATAGTCCATGCCCTTCTGGGCCAGTGCCACCATTTCCGCTTCGTTGGCCTGCCGCACCTCGCCCATGTGCCGCAGCTCCCATGTCTGGGGCCGTGCGTCCACGGTCTCTGTCTCGGTCTGCTGCGTCTGGGCTGCCTGTTCCGCGTCTGCGGGAGGCTTGGTGCCCTCTTCCAGCGTCTCTGCGCTCTCACTGGGGCCCTCGGCAGGCGTTTTCTCGCCAGTCTCCATCGGCTCTGCGTCCACTTCCGGCTGGTCTGCCGTCACTTCTGCTTCGCCGTCCCAGCCATCCAAAAAGGCGTCCGTAGTTTCGGGCTCCTGTTCGGGGATCTGGTTCATGTTTTCGTCCATATTGGCCTCTTTCCCCGGCCTGGTCTGGCCGGATCTTTGTATTTTCAAAGCCTGGTCTGGCTTTGATGACAAAATAAAAAACGAGACCACAAGAAACGGCTTTCGCCGTTCTCATGGCCTCGTTGGGCTCTCGTTTATTCAGTTTGCTGGAGAATTATTCCGCAATCTCCCAGTCATCAGCCAGCATATCCGCCTGACTTGCCAACCATCCCATTTGGATGCCGGAAGTGCCGCAGAAAGCAATGGCTTTGTTGCCGATAGCATCGTGTTCTGCGTTGACAATCACGCCATCCGGGCTCGTATAGCTGATGGCTGATGCCAATTCGATGTGCTGGTTTTTCCCGTTCCAGCCTGCCCGCCTGCATTTCTTGCCCTTCTTCATAGCCTCGATAGCCAAACCGAAGTTCATGCCGTCGATGGGGCGGTACGCTTCCTCGAACACAGCCTTTGGGCTAAAGCTCTCGTATCCGTCGGCATAACGCACATTGTATCCATCTTCCTCGTGGTCCATGCTATCGGTGACGGGCTGGTCCTCCTCGTAGACCTTGCCACCTATGCGAATAGCAGGAGATGCCTCAATAATTTTCGTGCCGATGTAGGTTTTCATTTCCATTGTCATTCCTCCGTCTGTATATGTGTGATGGGGAAGGGGACGTCTGTATCCAGCTCCCGCCCCTCAAAAATGGTGGGGTAGTGGCTCACCTTGCATCTTCGGCAGTAAATCGGCGTGTTGTAGATCACGCTGCCCGGTTCGATGTGCTGAAGCGCTTTCCCGCAGATAGGGCAGCGGTAGACCCACGTCCCATCTACCACCATGCTCCAAACTCCCCGTGTTCAATGCCGCCGTAGAGGTTCTCCACGTCCCCGATCACGCTGGGCAGGCTCTGGCGGCACAGCTCCAGCTGTTCCAGAAACGTCTGCCACAGGAAGTTGGCTCTGCTGGGGTCCTCCTCCAGCAGCAGCAGACCTGCCAGACCGTAGGGCAGCGCCCCGGTGCAGATTCGCTCGTCCAGCGCCACCTCGTCCGCCATCTCCGTCACCTTGGGGCAGATAGGCCGCTTGCCGCCCGCCGCCTCCAAAGCCTCCCGGTAGTTGTCACTGTACGGAAACGCCCGGTCTAAAACGCTGTTCAGCAGGGAAACGGTCCGCAGCTTGTACTCCTTGGTGTCCGCCGTGTCCGTGGATCCGGTGGATTCATTCTGGGAATCCATCAGGTGGATGGCAATGTCAAAAATATGCTGTACCGTAACCGCCATATCACACCTCTCGCCCCTTCAGGCTGGCTTTCATGGTGTTCAGATCGTAGGTCATCAGGTTGTCAATGCCCTGTTCCACGCTTTTCTGCTGGTCCGTAGGCTCCTCCGCTTCCGGCTTCTCCGGTTCCGTGGGGGAGGGGGCTTTGATCTCCCGCAGCAGCCGCAGGATCAGCACTGCGCATACGGCAGCGCCTATGCTGGCCGCGCCGCAGATAAGAGATAAAACCAAAATCAGGCCGTTCACCTCGCCGCCTCCTCACTTGAAGTCGCTTGCGTCCACGCCGTCCCCGAAGGTCACGTTCACGCTGATGTCCTGGCGGGTCTCCTGCTTGTCCTGATAGCCGCCCAGACGCTTCTGCTTGTTCAGGAAAATGCCTCGCGTCACCATGCCCTTTTCCTGGTAGATGGGGCTGGTGTCGATCTGTTCCTGAATCCGCTGGTAAGCCAGCCGCACGTAGTAGCTCATGACGCAGCGGGGATCGTCGATCTCCTCATTGCCCGCTTCAAAGGCTTCCACCTGCGCTTCGACCACCTCGGCCTCCCGGCCATCGTTGTAGTCGTAATACCCCTGAAGCCGCTGAACCGTCCATCGCATCGCATTGGCAAGGCCCGCCTCGCTGTATGCCTGTTCCAGCCGGTCCTGCACGTCAAAGTATTCCTCGGATCCCTTCAGGAACGCCTTGATCTTCTCGACCGTCTGCTTCTTGTGGGCCGCGGCGGCTTTCTTGTGCATGTTGTCCATGTGCGCCTTGTGCTCTTCCGCAGTCGGATTTTTCTTCTGATAAGCCATGCCCCGGCCCCCTCTCACAAAAAATTCTGGCGCAGACGGCAGGACTTGAACCTGCGCATACCTCCGGGCGCGGTGCTCTACCGGCTGAGCTACGTCTGCAAATGTCCCCGCCATGGTACGTATCGTCGAGAGGCGTGGCGAGGGCTTCACCGGTCTTTCCCGGTTGCCAGCAACGAACTGTCCTGTCCCGGATGGCGGTCCCGGCAGGGATCGAACCTGCGACCCAGCGGTTAACAACCGCTCGCTCTTCCGACTGAGCTACGGAACCATGCGCCGGTGGGCTGTGTGGACCCACCGGGCAACAGGAAAGGAACTGAAGGTGAAAAATGGCATCTGACACAGGAGGCAGGCGGGTTCTATCCCGCCAACTTCATTCAAGCATATTTCATCAAGCGAATACAATGGGTTTCAGTTATTTTCGTAATGTTCTACATAAAATCCCCCACCCCCTTTTTCCGCCACCCCCCACCCAGAGGGAGTGCCGGCATAGCTTCCCGCAGCTGCACTGCAAGTTCTTGGAGGGGGAGAGGGGATGTGTGTATATCAGCCCTATACTCCGCGCGAGAGACACCCCCTGTTTTTCCGCTACCCCCTAGTACACCCCCTCCCCGTCCCTGGTAGTAGGGCCTCCCCAGCGGCAGAGACTACCGCCCCAGCCCCGGAGCTGCTGAATCGCCCCAGCCAGCCGGAGCCAACAACAGGGATTGCCCAGACCGGGAGAGGAAATACACAGAATCGACACAGCAACAGCCGAAAGCCAGCAGTCCCAACGGAAATATTTAATAGCCCCTTAAATCTCACCGGAAGAGGGTAATTGCCGCAATCTCGCAATAGCTCCGAATATCTCTCAAATACTCCTGTTTTCTCCTGTTTTCTCCTGTTTTCTCTCGTTCTCTCGCGTTTTTTATTTGCTGGCTATTCTCCTTTCGGTACTCTCCCGGTAGAAGTGTATATATAACACCCCCCTGTAAGAAATATATATTTATCTCTCTGGGGTAGGGGGAATACGCCCCCATCTCTCACTCTCCTATTCTCTCCCCCTATAGTCCCCCTCTCCTTCCCCCTCTCTCCCTGCCCCCGCTGCTGCCGCCCCGCCCACGCTCACAAAGAGAAAAGCGCCGGGGGTGTTATCCCTCGACGCTCTGTCGCTCGTTACAGCTTGTCCCGGATGGCCTCAATGATCCAGGCGTTGACGCTCTGGCCTGCCGCTGCTGCTGCCGCTTCTACTTGGTCTTTTGTAAATCCGTCGCTACCGTCCTTATGAAGTCTGCAAACCACTCTTTCCAGCTTCTCATGGTATCTCACATTCCCGGCCCGCTTTGCATCTGTCGACATGAATATACACCCCCTAAAGTTCCAGTAATTGCTTGTTTCCTGTGCATTATATCATAACACAGCGGGGAATATGGCACCATGAACAAAATGCACAAAAAATTCATGGCAACATTGTTTATCATGCCTGCTTGACATTCATGGCAACATGAAGTATCATTAAGGCACACAAGGCGATCACGACAACGCCGGGGGATGAGCAAATAAAACCAGAAAGGACGAGATAAAATGCTCAACCTCGACAAACTCGACAACATGGAACTTTCTGCCAAGCAAGACCTCGATTGGAAATCGCTCATGCAGCTTTGCGAAGTGTCACGAAGCGATGTATTCAACGGGATTTACGCCGCGTATAAATACGGATTCCAGCGAGGGCAAACCGCAGAGAGAAGCAAAAGCAAAAAGAAGCCCCGGCCAGAGTTCCAGCACTGACCGAGGCACGCCCCAAACTCAACCTCAACGAAAAGAAAGGAGCCTTATTATTATGGCACAGTATTTTGAGAATGTAAAGACCTTGGACGAGCTGAAAAAGCAGTATCGCCGCTTGGCTATGAAGTATCACCCGGACATGGGCGGCAGCACTGAGGCCATGCAGCAGATCAACGCCGAGCACGACGCCCTCTTTGAAATGCTGAAGAAGCAGCACAACGCCAGCGCGGACGAGTACCACCAGACCACCGAAACCGCCGCCGAGTTCCGCGACATCATCGACTTTCTGATGAAATTTGATGATCTGGAAGTTGAGTTGGTCGGCTCTTGGGTGTGGTGCGGAGGCAATACGAAGCCCCACAAGGACGATCTGAAAGCCGCCGGTTTCCACTGGTCCCAGAACAAGGCAAGATGGTATTGGCATCACCCCGAAGAGGGCCGCAAGTGGAGACGTGGCAAGGCCACAATGGACGAGATCCGCCGGAAGTATGGAAGCCAGATTTTCAGCGGAGGGCGTGAAGATAGCGCATTTGAGAAAATCGGGGCGGCCTGCTGAGCCGCCCCATGGAGGTATCGAATATGCCAAATTTTATTGACTTAACCGGTAAACGTTTCGGCTCTGTTTCCGTGATAGAGAGAGCCGAAAACAGCGCGAGAAATGAGGTCATGTGGCGCTGCCGCTGTGATTGCGGTAAGGAGTTTACCACAAGGGCACGTTCTCTAAGGAGCGGGGAGTGTACAAGCTGCGGATGCGTCAGACGCGCACACTCCATCGCAGCAATGGCGAAGGCCAACACAAAGCACGGAGCAGCCCCACACAGGGGGTACACGAAGTTATATAATACATGGCTCCGTATGAAGGGCCGCTGTAATCGACCAACCGCAACAAGCTATCAGTATTACGGCGGGCGTGGGATCTCCGTCTGTGACGCATGGCAACATGATTTCCAGGCGTTCCGCGATTGGGCACTTGCACACGGATACCGAGAAGGATTATCTATTGACCGCATCGACGTAAACGGTAATTATTGCCCGGAAAACTGCCGCTGGATTACTATGGCGGAACAGCAGCGGAACAAGCGCCCAGTGAATGAGTGGCACTTCAAGAAGCATGAGAAAGGCGGTAAACTATGAGCTATCTTGACCTATTCCAGCGTTACGGCAACCCCAGCCGGGAAGCGGAAATACGGCTGACTGCCTATCTGCTCCGGCCCGACGTCCTGACCGCCGACCGCATCAAGGCCCACGATGACAGCGCCGCCCGGATGATTGCCCGGTGTAACGAGCTGATCGGCCAACTGACCGAGTACCGCGCAGCCCTGGCGGAGCGATACGCCGCCCTCGCGACTGCCGCCTACCGTGACCGGCTGGAGCTGATCCGGGACCCCGGTTACAGGGGCAAGCCGGTAATCTACTTTGTGCGGATCGTCCGCACTTATGAGGACGGCACCACGGAGCGCGTTTTGGACGAGAAATATTTCGGCACGGAGCGCCGGAAAGCCTTCGCCCGGTTCGCGGAGCTGAAGCACCAGCGCCCCGGCATTGAGACCATGCAGGACACCGAAAAGCGCAGCTGGGAGCGTTGACAATCAACGCGGCCCATGTTACCATCAACTTACAGACCGGCTAACGCCGGAGAAAGGACAGAAAACACATGATCGCCCATCTTTACAAAATCCCCTCAACCTTTCGGAACGTTCCCGACGCGGTGAAGGTTCGCGCGGTTCCCTTTGAAAATTTCCCCGGCACCTGGCTGCATGCAACGCTGGATTTGCCCGACGGTCTCCGCGTGGCCGACTCAAAATACGGAGAAGGGGCCTTTATCACGGAGTCCGGCGAGGTCATCTGCGAGGCATACGCGGACCCCGAACAGATCAGCGGAAACGATCTGCAAGGCCGCGTTACCGTGCGGGACTCTGCCGGGGAATTCCTTGTTGATACCGTTGTCACCTGGTGGTAATTCCCAGCACAAAAGAACAGCGGCCCGGAGCCATCCGAGCCGCTGCTTTTTTATGCCGTTTTCGCCATTCTTCACAGTACGTTCACAGTATAGCCAGAAATCCCACTGAAATCCTCATAAAGTGTTAACAGATGGTTATTTATTCACCATCTACGCCTTATTACACCATGCTGCGCAAAAGTCCATCAAACCACGCAATTTCAACGCTTCCGGTGTTTTTTAGAATTGCGTTTTGATGTAACCTGATGTAGAAAAATTGAATAAAAACTTCACAGTAACTTCACAGTTGCGAGACGGGTTTCTCGTCGAAATACGCCGTCAGCTTTTCGGCTGCCGTCTGCCTCCGGTCCTGCCGCAGATGGGTGTAAACCGCCTCCACCACCTCCGGCGTATCGCCCAGCAGCCCAGCCGCCTGTCTGGGGTCAAGCCCCGCCTCATAACAGATTGTCGCAAAGCTATGCCGGAAGCAGTGCGGCGTGATGGGGAACGTCTCCACCGTCTCGCCGTTTTCGCCCTGCTGGATCTGATTCAGGCCCACGTCCCGGCAGTAATGCCGCCACTCCCGCGTGATCTCGTGGGGCCGCATATAGCCCCCATCGTCACCGGGGAACAGCAACCCGATCCGGTTTTTCGGCAGTGCCTCCGCCAGAGGGGGAAGCAGGGGAATGTCCCGCAGACCGTTCTCCGATTTCAGGTGGTTTTCCAAAACCGGCTTGGTGGTTGCGTAGTTGATCTTCTTATCGATGTGGATCACGCCAGCTTTGCGGTCGATGTCACGATACGTCAGCGCCAGCGCTTCACCCCGGCGGCATCCGGTGTAAAGCAGTAGATACCCGAACATCCACCAGCGCGCCGTCTTAGCCTCGCCCGCCGCCCGAACGGCCTCCTCTTGCTCTTCCGTCAGCGCCTCCCGCTTTTTGCAGGGCAGACCCCGGCTCTTCTTAACCTCCGCCGCCGGGCTGATCCGAATATCGCCCTTGATGACGGCATGGGTGAAGATCATCCGACAGACGGCAAGCTCAATGCCGACGCTGTTTGCGCTGCGGCCCTGCGCCTCAAAACGCTTGATGTAGTTCCGCACATCTACCGGCTCGATCTCTGACGCCCGCCCCGGAAACGCCTCTTTCAGACGCTTCACAGCGTAGCTGTATACCCGCCGGGACGATTCGGAGATCTCGCTTTCATGCTCTCGCTCCCACTCGTCCGCGATCACCGGGAAATTCCGGCCTTTCTCCGCCTCCAGCTTGTACTCTAATATCTTGCGGTCTACCTCTCTGTCAGTCTTGCCGCGAAACGCTACCCGCTTGCCATTGATGGTGCGGATTGCCTCGTGCAGCCCGTCCTTGCGGACGCCATATTTACTTTTCTTCGCCATTTTTTCCTTTCCTCCTGTTGCATCGCCAGGGGGATCGTGCTATACTGTGGTTGATCCTCCTTTGGCTTTGTCGTGATTGCGATTGGTGGTATCATCTGCCGTCTGAGTGTTCCAGCACTCAGGCGGCCTTTTTTTATTCTGTTATACCCTATCCGCCACAAAAACCGCATGGCTCAAACCCTAACGCCATAGCATCATCGCAGCTGTTGAAATAAATTAAATTCTCAGGCTTTATTTGGTTCACGTATGGGCAGTCTGAAAAATGATAGGTATCTCCGCGTCTGCTTGCGCAGAACTCCCCATAGTTCGTAATGGTATAGGTCCGTAGAAATTCGTAGTCCATAGCAGTAGCAACGTGGTCGAGGGATAGGTCACAGTCTACCCCTTCCGGTCCCATATACACGCTGGCAACATTCTTTTGGGGGTCATATTCGGAATCGCCACTGTCTTCCCTCCCATACGGAAGGCGTATATTTTCGATGGTGTATCCCTCGTACTTGGAGACTGTTGCAATGCAGAAAATTGAGCTCGTTCCAGTATCCAGCCAGGATGCGTAATTTTGCTTGTATGTATCTTGTTCATAAAAAGCCCCGACCTCCGGTTTGGAGCAGAAATGCCAGAGCGCCGCATTTACACCGCCAGCCACAATAGCAGCCGGCAATACAATTCCATAAACAATCTTACCCGTCATGGAATGTTTTTCTGAAAAAGCACTTCTGAAAAAATCGGCAAGGTTAAACATGCTCCAATCTATCTTTTTCCTCTTGAAGATCAATTCAAACACGGAAGCTATGAGTGCCCACACAGTCACTAATGCGAAAAAGAAAAATAGAAGTGAGCACACGGAAAGAATCTCTTTAAGGTCTGCCGTTTTCCCCACCTCCTATCAAAATTTTTATTCTACATACCGAACGAAGCCCCAGCCCCCGTGAGTAGCGTCCAGATAGAGCAGCAGCATAAAAATCAAAAGGAACACGAGAACCCCGAACAACACCCGCTTCTCCCACTGCTGCTGGCGGATCAGCCGCCGCAGATCGTCGATGTGTGCGGCGTAAATGCCCCGATCGTCGTATTGCTCACTGTTCCGCAGCACCTCCAGAATCTTTTCGGCCACATCGTCCGGCGGTTTCACCGCGCCGGAAATGTAGCGTGATACCATGCTTTCTGATACATTGCACTGCTCCCCAATTTCCCGCAGCGTCAGCGGGCTTTTCATGCGCATTGCCCTCGCCTTTTCCGAAAAAGTCACCGTTTCCCCTCCTTGCAAGTTTTTTGCAAGGAAAATCCGCCCTTTGAATTGGACTTTCCTGCTAAATGGGTCTATTGTTCTCATAGGCCCCCTCCCCTTTCCCCGGTCCCGCTTCGGCGGGCCGGGGTTTCAAATAGAAAGGAGCATCCCATGACAGACCTTGAAATCCTGTTGGCATTGCGTTCTCTGCCCCCGGAAAAGCAGGCACTTGCTATTCAAGCTCTGCAAGAGCTTCTATTATCGCAACAATCCGTTCCCGGTCCTCCGGTGAGAGATTGTGGATCATCATAAGCAGCCTTTTATCTTCTTCCGACAGCCCGTCTCCATTCGTGGGGGCGGGCTGTTTTTCGCTCATGAGTTCCGAAAGCCGACAGCCGAACAGGTCTACCAGCGCAGCCAGATAGTTCGATCTGGGAATGTTCTTCCCGGCGCACCAGTCTGATACCTGGGCTTTCGACACCTTCAATTTTAATACAAGATCGCTTTGTTTCAGGTTCTCCCGGACCATCAATTTATTTAGATTCCGCGCAAAAACTGCACAGATTTCTTCTTGCCCCATTGGTTTCACTCCCTTTTTTGTTAAATCCATTGTAAGTCATTTTTAATCGAATTGCAAGAACTTTTTTTCGTTTTAACCTAACTTTTTGCTTGACATCCTTTTTCGCCGGTGGTATTATAATGTTAGATTAAATCGAACGAAAGGAGTTCACGCTATGAGCTTTCAAGTTACCCTCCGCGCCGCCCGCGTAAACCGCGGAATGAAGCAGGCAGACGCCGCAAGATCCATTGGGGTCAGCAGCCGCACGATTTATAATTGGGAAATCGGCAAGCGATTCCCCCCAGCGGACAAGCTGCTTTCCCTCTGCGATCTTTACGGCGTCCCCATGGACAATATTTTTATACCCAGAAAGTAAGATTTAATCGAACCACCGAACCGACAGCCCCAGCTAATCGCCAGCACTTATTTTCTTTTCCCCCAGATATACCCGATTACAATCGCGAGAATTTGTGCCCCTACCCCACCAACATACACCAATTCACACCAACAAGCAATCACGAAAAGGAGAATCAACATGAAAGAACTGAAAGTAAAACTCACCTTCACCGAACCCATTCTCGGCACGTCCCCCGCCAACCCGGAAATCTACCGGGAGTTTATCGGCTCCAAGTCCCCCGATGCCGCCACCGTGGAAGATGAAGTCTCCGCGCTGGGCGCTGATGCCGTGGCAGAAAAGGCCATGACGGTGTTTCCCCGGACGGAGGACGGCACACCGTTCCTGTATGACTACCAGATCAAGGGCTTTTTCAAGGACACCTGCGGCGGTCTCCGCAAGGTAAAGGGCACCGCATCCGAGAAGATCAAGGCTTACAAGAAGGAGATCGACAAGCTGATCTTCCCGGAGCCCCGCGTGATCCCGTTGGAGTTTGACGGCCCGATTGGTGAGTGCCAGCGCCCCCTGAGAGCGCAGACGGCGCAAGGTGAGCGCGTCAGCCTTGCCATGAGTGAAGAGATCCCTGCCGGCGCTACCTGCGAGTTCCGGGTGGTTTGCCTCTGCGACGATCACGAAAAGGCCGTCCGGGAATGGCTAGACTATGGCCGGTTCTCCGGCATCGGCCAGTGGCGCAACAGTGGAAAAGGCCGGTTCATCTGGGAGGAGCTCCAGTAACGCAGCGGAAGAGCACATCTACGCCACGAGCGGCAAAGGTTTGGCAATGCGGGGCTACGAGGCGTAAAGCAACGGAAACGCGAAGCTATGCGGCGCGTCGGCATGGCAGAGCGCAGCAATGGAATGGCAGGGCCGCGAATCGTTCAGCAATGCGACGGAAGAGCAGTGAAAAGTGAAGCAGCGCAACGGCAAAGCTGAGAAACGCTTAGCAAAGGCAATGCACAGAGAAGCAAGGAAATGCAACGGAATTGAAAGGCGGAGCAATGTGTAGCGTTGAATGGCAACGGAGATGCGATGTTGTGCTCTGCGCAGCGACGGCATGGCATAGACAAACTCGGCAGTGCGGCGGCTTAGGTTAGCTATACCCCGCCCAATCAATCGCGATCACGACAAAACAAAAGAAGGAGGCCCCTATGGAACATCCAGCATATCGAGACAATCTCGAACAAATCCTCGCCTTTACCGGAGGGCGGCAGCTTCTGAACATCAAGGACATCAAGGCGTTCACCGGCATCCGGGATCCCCGCACCGTCAGGAAGTACTACCCTATGGACGCCAGCGGCCATATCTCCGCCGCCACCTTCGCCCGGCAACTCTGCGGAGGCAAAAAATGAGCAGCTACAACAGCATCGCCCGCAGCCGGCAGGCCCCGGAAACACCCCGCCGGCCGTCACTGGGCACACGGGGAACATGGCCGTTCCAAATTGAGGGTGACCATCCCCGCTTGAAACCCGGCACCGTCACTTACATCAACAGCCCGCATCGCTGGTTTCTCGTCACCTTCGACGATGGCCACCGTCAGTGCTATCACTTCGGGGAGGCTTAACTATGGATACAACAACATACGTTTTCATGCTGATCGGCGTGGCCACCGTCGCCGCGTGGCCCCTTCGGATCGTGGATCTCATCGAGAGGGGGCCCCGCCGTGAAAAGAGATAACCGCACACGGGAGGAGCGCCGCCGGAGCCGGGCCGACTTCTCCGCATTGGTCTCCTTCGGCTGCTTCCTGGGCCTTTTGGCCCTGGCTTTGGCTTATATCCTGGGGGCGGTCTGATGGGCCGCCGCCGTCAAATGAAAGAACTGCCGCCCTGCCCCCGCTGTGGGATGTACGGCGGCAAGCGCATGGTCGCTCAGGGGAACACGGATGGCTTCTTCGTTCTCTGCGATTCCTGCGGCTACCGAACGAAAAACTATACGGACATCGCCCACGCGGTCCGTGTCTGGAGGGAAACTCAGCTATGACCAGAAAAACCTATCCCATCTGCCACTTCTGCGAGCATCCCCTGAACCCCAATGCGGAGGACGATTGCGACCGCGTGTTTGTCCTGCCCAATGGGGAGCTGTGCTGCCCGCCCTGCTTTAAGGACTACCTGTCAAACGAGCTGGATAAAAATATGGACCTGTTTGCCGACGCCCTCGGCATCCCGGTGCTGTATACGGAGGGGCCGTCATGCTGACATTTGACGAGGCCACCCACACCTACACCCTTGACGGCATCCAACTGCCCAGCGTCACCGAAGTCACCCGCTTTTGTGCTTATGACTACAAGTCAGACCGGCCATGGCTGGCGGAGGCTGCCGTCCGCCGGGGAACCGCCGTCCACGAAGCCTGCGCCCTCATCGACTACGGCGAGGAGCCGGAGGAGACCCCGGAGATCGCCGGATACCTGAAAGCCTACCGCCGGTTTCTCAAAGACTGGAAACCGGAATGGAAGCTGATTGAATGCCCCATAGCGGACCGGAATATGAAAATGGCCGGAACGATGGACCGCTTTGGCATCATCCATAATGCCCCCGCGATTCTGGACATTAAGACCGGCCAGCTCCATGACGCCGCCCTCTCCGCCCAACTCACCGCCTACAAGATGATTTTCTCGTGGGACCCGCGCTGCGGTTACGGGAAAATTCAATCGCTCTATGCCTTGAAACTCTCAAAGGACGGCACTTATGAGCTTCGCCATGTAGAACCAAATTCGAACTTGGTGAACGCCTGCCGCACCCTCCATAAAGCCACAGAAAGGAAGAAACGCACATGAATGAACTCGCCCTGTACCAATACAACGCCGCCGCCCTGACGGTGGCCCCCGTCCCCCGCTCCGGCAATTACACCATCTGCGCCCCAGACGGCGCGCCCGCCGTCCTGAAACGCGGCATCGACTTCGGCATGATCCGAAAGAAGAACGGCGACGCCATGACGAAAAACCCCACCCTCTTTAAGTCCGGCGCGGAGAAGGTGGCCGTGGCCTACGGCCTCTGCCAGCGCTACACCTTGGAAAGCAAGCTGGAGGACATCGAGCACGGCTTTTTCTATTTCCTTGTCCGCTGCGACCTTATCAAGATCTATGACGGCAAGGAATACGTCATTACCTCCGCTTACGGCTCCGGCAACACCCGCGAGGGCCGCACCGGCTCCCAGTCCCCCTATGACGGCGCCAACAGCGCGGTCAAGATGGCTCAGAAACGCGCCCTGGTCTCCGCCGCCCTGTCCCTCGGCTGCGTCTCCGATATGTTTACGCAGGACATTGAGAGCGACACCGAGGATGGCAGCGCCTACATGACCAACAAGGACCCCAACGCCCCCATTACCGCCGCGCAGGTCAAATTCTTCTATTCTGCTTGTTCCCGCCACGGCCTGACGAAGCAGGAGGCGAAAGCCCTCTTGAAGTCCCACGGCTATGACAGCGCCAGCAAGGTACTCAGCAAGGACTTTGACGCCCTTCTGGATGCACTGGAACCGAAGGAGGATGCCTGATGTTTATGAACGGACTGCCCACCTACAGCAAGGAGGGCAAGCAGCTGAAAACCGGCCTGATCGTGGGCCGCGCCGCCAAGGGCGGCCAGATCTACGCCACCCAGAGCGGAAAGGAGGTCGGCTCCGTCTCCGTACCGGCCTACGATAAGCAGGACGGCACCACCGCATGGCTCACCGTCAAGGGCTGGGGCCATTGGGCACGGCTCCTTGCCAATGTCCGCAAGGGCGATTCCGTATTCGCCGTGGGCCGCGTGGAGAGCCACGACTATGAGGGCAAGACCTATAACGATTTGGTGGCGGATTACGTCTGCGTTTCTGCCAGCACCGCTGGACAGACCACCGCCCAAAGTGCCTATGCCGCCCCCGCCCCCAATAATTTCACCGAAATTGAGGATGACGGGGAGCTTCCTTTTTAACAGCTTTGCCGTGTGTGTCTAAAGAATGATGACGGGCGGATGCAAGCAAGCCGCAGCACGATCACCGACATCCCCGGCAAAAGAAAAAGCCCCCCCACACCCCCCTAAAGAAAATATATATATTTCTCTTAGGGGGGGGAGATAGATGTACAACAGAAGTACTACAGAGGTTCTACATGAAAAGAGAAGATATCCAGAAGCTGTTTAACCTGATAGAAACCCTCTATCCCAGTGCAAAGAAAAATCCCAGGATCCCCGCAGTACTGGAAGCCTGGGCGCTTGTATTGGAGCCGTGGAGCTATGAGGACGCAAAGCAAGCAGTCATTATTCGTGCCAGGGAAAACCGCTTCCCGCCGGACGCTTCCGAGCTTGTCCCCTACCTACCGAAACCGGAACAGCCTTCGGAGAATGCTCCAGAACCGGCGGAACCAACCCCCGCCCAACTGGAAAAGTTCTATGTGAAATGCAAAGCCCTGCATGAGCGGTGGAAATCCGCAGGCATCCCCACCCCCTCCGAAACGAAGAAACAGGGGATGACTTATGCGGGCTGGGAATCGATAGCGAAAGGAGCTGGTGTGTAATGGCCGCAAATATTAAGCTGTCGGATTGCCTCATTGTCCCCCACAGTCAGCCCTGCTGGGATTGTGCCAACGCCTGCGGCGGCTGCTCATGGTCGAGGGAGGGGGAACCTGTCCCCGGTTGGGAGGCGGAACAGACGTCGATCTTGTGCTACGCGGGAAGCCAGGCGGTGCGAACCGAATCCTACAAAATCAATTTTTGCCCTGAATTCCGGCGGGGCTAAGGAGGAAATATGACAAGGCTTGTGATTGACATCCATGAGGACGGTGACCTGCTGGCAACCAAGGAGGCGGTGGCCATGCTGCTGGAGCCTCTGGGCCGTGTCCGGGTGGTCAGCGTCATCATTGACGGAAAGGAAGAAAAGCGATGAAGGGTGAATCTGCTGGCCCCGTTCTTTACCCGATGGGGGTTTATACGTTTGCTTTTGCATGCGTACATTGTGCAAACAGACATTCAGACAAATGCCGCCTGTGCAAGTGCGAGAAAAAAAGCGGATTTGAGCCGAAGAAAGAGGCGAACGATGAAAATTGAATTCACAGTCCCCGGTATTCCGGTAGGCAAGGGCCGTCCACGTTTCATGAAAAACGGCCACACCTACACCCCGCAGAAAACGCGGGACTACGAGGACAAGGTGGTCCAGTGCTGGAAGTGCCAGAGCGGCAAGGGCTTTGCGGACGGCATCCCGCTCAGAGCCACCGTCACGGCGTTCTTCACGATACCCAAGAGCACATCGAAGAAAAAGGCCGCTGCGATGGACGGTAGGCCCCACATCAAGCGCCCTGACGCTGACAACGTGGCGAAGGCCATCTTGGATGCGCTGAACGGCCATGCGTACAACGACGATAGCACAATCGCAAGCTTGACGGTATGGAAGTACCAGACAACCGGAGCCTCCCGCGTGGAGGTCATTATTGAGGAGGCAGAATGATGGATGCTGTGGAGTTTGTAAAAACGTTGGGCAGAATGTGCAATGCTGAGTGCATCAGATGTGAGTTTTGGAAAAGAAAAAGCAGTGGTGAATCCTGCACTTCCTGGCAAAAAGACAACCCGGAGGAGGCCGTTGCCATTGTAGAGCAGTGGGCGAAGGAACACCCCGTGAAAACCCGCCAGAGCGAGTTCTTGAAGCAGTGGCCGGAGGCGGCGCTCGCGAAAGACGGTGTCATAGCGATATGCCCGCTTGCGATCTCAGCCGCGTATAGGCATGGTAAAGGCGCTTGCAACAAAGGAAATTCCGATACGTGCGCCGACTGCAAACGGGAATTCTGGCTTGCGGAGGTGGAGGACGTATGAAACTATTGATCGGCGGAAGCCCCTGCACACATTGGAGTATCGCGCAGACGAAGAATCGCGAAACCGAAGCCAGCGGCATAGGCTGGGAACTGTTCTTGAATTACCGTATTGCACGGGATAAGTACCAGCCGGATTTTTTCCTGTATGAAAACAACAAGTCCATGTCACTCGCTATCCGGGAGCAAATCAGCAAGGAGCTGGGCGTGGAACCCGTGCTTATCAATTCCGCGCTGGTATCGGCGCAGAACCGCCAGCGCCTGTATTGGGCGGGCAAACGGAACCAGGACGGCACATACAGCCAGGTGGCGGTGGAGCAGCCGGTGGACCGTGGGATCCTCCTGCGCGACATTCTGGAAAGCGGCGTCTGCTGGAAAGAAAAAGGGTATGCCCTGCTGTCCACAACCGGCGGAACCACGGTGGGCGGCACAGTTAACGGGCACCAGCGGAATGGCGCCGCGGAACCTGTACGAATTGGCGAAATTGAGAGCGCAGCGGCGGAAACCAGATTTGACACCAGTAAGCAGTACAAAGTCTATTCCCCTGACGGAAAAGCCACGGCATTATGTGGGAACGGCGGCGGCGCCGACGGTGCGGCCACCGGACTTTATGCTGTGCCCGCCGGTATGGCGTGGCGCGGGCGTGAAAATGGTTCCGCTTTTGAAATGCGGGACGACCAGAAAAGTAACGCCGTGGCCGCTACCGGCCACCAAAGCCGCCTGGTGATCGAGGCGGCGGACGGAAAGCAAATGCCGGTTTACGAGGTTCGCGGCGGGCGGATCACCATCAAAGGAAAGACATACCCCATTAAACTGGCAGACGGATTTTACATCATTCGCAAGTTGACCGTGACGGAATGTAAACGCCTCCAGACCGTGCCGGACACATACGCCTTTCCTGTCAGCGACACCCAGGCGTATAAAATGCTGGGCAACGGCTGGACCGTGGACGTGATCGCCCACATTATGAGCCATTTTACCGGGCTGACGCTGGAGCCGGTGGAGGTGCTTTCAATGTACGACGGTATGAGCTGCGGGCATATTGCACTGGACAAGCTGGGCGCGGAGATCACCGCCTACTATGCAACCGAGATCGACAAGTACGCCATCCAAACCACACAGCACAATTACCCGGACACCGTACAACTGGGCGACGCGTTTCAGGTGCGGGACAATAATTGGGGGGTTAAGGAATGAGCGACTTGGAACAGACCGCAATCGAGCGGCTGAAAGCGGCATCGGATATGAGCCTGCGGCTTTTTGAGAAGCCGTTAGTGATCACCTACTCTGGGGGGAAGGATAGCGATGTGCTGTTGTATCTGGCAAGGGCCAGCGGCATCCCATTTGAGGTATTGCACAGCCTGACCACGGCGGATGCTCCAGAGACGGTGCGCCATGTGTACGATACGTTTTATCGACTGGAATGCAAGGGCATCAAGTGCGACGTGGACAAGCACGTCCAGCCGGACGGCTCCCGTATGACCATGTGGAAACTGATTCAAAAGAAGCTCATGCCG